ATTGTCAGCTTCTTTCTTAAAACTAACATGCATGTGCTTAGTGTGTTTGTTAGCCCCTGTGTACTTACGCCATTTCCAATTAAGGATGTGCGAGCAGATTCGTCCATCGAAAATGATGTAACTAATACGCTTGTCTGCTTTTGACTTGGACAAGGTACGAAGCTGATCAGCAAGATCTCCCATGATGTCTGGCTTGCCACCCTTGAATAGGTCTTTGTCCACATCAATGGCACGAACCCAGCCCTGCTCATCAGGATTATGATCTGACTTGCGAGCAGCGTGTCGGGTATCACCGATCCAACCATCCGATGTGCGGTCACGATCTGGGAACGAGTCATCGAACTGTTCGCGTAGCTGTATAGCAGCCTTACTTAACTTCGGCTTCATCTGTGACAATCGGTGTGGATTGTTCCGCTTCTGGATTTAGATAGCGTTGATAATCTGAGTTGGCTGGGTCTGCCGTAAAAGAAATCCTAAAACCATTTTCTTCGTACCAAATAACGCCATTTTCTTCTACTGTGTATTGTCTTGTCATTTTATAACTCCGAACTAAAAGAGATTGAGGCGGACGCACTATTTGTTCTCAAACCACCAGCCTGACCAGCAGTGCCAGAGGCTTCTGTTGTGTTATTAAATCCAGCGCCCGTTGTTGCTGCTTGCACCAATGTAAGTGAATTGAAATAATCATCACTACCATTACGGCTTAAGTTGTAATAGTTTGTACCGCTTGAGGCGACTAAAGTCGGTGTTGTTCTCATTGTTACTGGGAACTGGACATAGCCACTAACTTCGCTTGCGCTGTAATAATAGCCAATGCCGAAACTTTGAGTTGCACCAGTTATGTGATTGTAAAAATAACGCTGACAAGCGGCTAATTCTCCTTGGATTGTTCCTGTTGCAGTTTGGAATGGAGTTGCTTTTGATCCGTACTCAACTTGAACACCCCAAATGTCGACAGTTTGACTTGCGGTCGGTGTCCAACTTAAATACATCTGCAAAAATGAAGAAGTGCCTACTGTTTTTCCGCTTATACTTGGCATTGTTGCGGTAACTGAAAATCTTGTCCAACTCGTAGTGACTGAAGAAGAACCAAAAAAGGTTGACACAACGGCAGACCCACCCGAACCAAAGTTTTGCTGGACTGTCGCACCTATAGTAGTTGCTGCATTTGCTTTAGCCCAAAATGAAATCGTAACAGGTTGTGCCGCAAAGGTTCTTACATCTTCAATTCTTTGATTAAAATAAACACCTGAACCTGAACCTAAAGTAGTAATTGCATAACGCCAAAAAAAGGAACTTTCGTATCCTGCTACTGGGGCAGCTCCAGGGGTAAAAGTTTGCTGTGACTGTGTAAAAGATGTTGGATTCACATCATGATTAAGAGTCCATCGATCTGCTATGTAACCATTAGTAGTTAGACTTGTGCCTCTTTGCCAGACACTAAAGTTTCCATTTATGATCTTATTCTTTCCAGCTTGACCATAGCCGACATTCCATACAGAGGTATCAATGGCATCGCCTAATGCGCGAATGTCCTGTGCGCCATTTTTTACAAGGCTTGAGTTGTCTGGTTCAGACCAGCCATAGTTCGGTGATAGTGCCATTAGGTTAAAACTCCTGTCGCGTTAGTCCAAGTTAGTATAGCATTCACGTCACTCCAGATGAGTGAGGTCGGGAATACTGTTTCCCATTGGGTTGTCGATAATGAGAAATCTGTTGCTGATATGTAGAGAGTCATTTCAGTAAAACTAGGTGTTGCTCTAAGTGCTACATTCTCGACAAAGCCATCGAACTGACCATCGAGCAAGTTGCTTGGCAAGTTAGTGATAAGCATAGGCTGACCAAAAAAGACTCCGATAAGGCTGTCAAGCATTGCAGTTGGGATGTCTGGATTATCTAGGCGAAAGGTAATCGCCCCCAGAGATGCTCTAGGGTTAGCGCGCAGTTTAAGCTCTCTAGAGGCGATATCCGTGATGTCTGCAAGGTTCTTAATGTTAGAGTCGAATGAACGCTCAAAGAGCCCGTAAGAGGCTATAGAGTCTGCATCAGAGATACTGTAGGTGCTGCCGTATCCTGTGGCGTAGCGATAGATAAGGCTGTTACGCAAGCGAGCAGTCTGAGTTGTTGAGCTGATAGAGGTCGGTGTTGCATACGAGCCATCGATGTTAGTAAAGCCATTTGCTGCGAGATAGTTAGATCGGTGATCGGCATCGTCATATGAGACATTCCCGTCCTTTTCCTCATGGATCTGACCGAGTGCGCTATTGGCAATCTGATCAGCAAGGGTTTGAGACTTAGCAGTTGCATTAGCAGCCAAAGCAATCATTGTGTAGAAGCCTGTGTCAATAGTGCCTATGTAAGACTCAGCCTCATCCCATGTCGTAGTTGCTGGGTAGGTATCCCATGTGACAGTAGGTGTCACTTCTGCCCATGACAGATTAAGAGCTGCGCCTAGAATGTCTGCGATCTGTTCGCCGTCTAATTCCTCAACAAGAGCTGTGTTATAGACAGCCTTAACCAGTTTAGCAAGTGAGCCAATGCCTAAGATCGTGCCTGTGGTGATGTATCCGCTTTCCTCTGGACTACGCACTCCGATGTTAAAGTCTGAGACCTCGCCACCGAATACAGTCACATAAGTGCCAGAGCCATTTTTAAGCTCTAAAGTTATTGGCTCTGTGACATTGATAGTAAAGGGTGCATTGTTTGCATTAATGATTTCTACTCGGCAGTAACCTGCTGTGCATTGTCTGTCAATGTCTAAGCGACCAGATGCGAACGACACAGAGGTGACTGTCGTATAGACATCATCACCGACTGTTACGCGCCATTCTGGAAGCCATGTCATATTGCGAAAAGATCCGTTGTTCCTCTTAGAGTGCCACGATCTACGGCCTCTTGAATTACCTGAGTTACTGCTTCTGCAATAGCGTTAGGGTCTCCGATGCCCGTGTTCACATTGACAGTAAAGTTAAACTCTCGACCATTAGGGCTGATGCCTGAGATCATGCCTGTATCAGGTGTGAACTCTTTGAGGTTAGGCAAAATCTGTGTAAGCACTCCACCTAATGCTGCGACATTGGCATTAGTTTCAGCGATGCTTGTTGCTCCGCTTGGGAAAGGAAAGATTGTTGCTCCGCCTGTTGAACCCGCTGAACCCGCTGAACCCGCTGAACCCGCTGAAGAACTTGAAGGTTTAGTGCCTTGCAGTGCAAGCAATTGCATCATCTTAGCAATGGCTGCATCAAGGTTAGCCAGATTTATTAGATCCTTTGGCTTTAGAGTGTCAAGGATAGATTTGATGTCTTGAAGTTTTAGATTCTGACCAGACAAAGCGCCAAGCACCTTGAGGTCTGCATTGAGTTTATTGGTAGCAGCGATGATTGCTTGCTCGTCCTTAGCAGCAATAGCATCTTCTAAGGCAAGAATAGAACGCTTAACATTAAGGCGAGCAGTATCATTAGCAATCTGCATTACCTGCGCGCTTGATGTTGCCTTGCCTAGTTGCTCAGCCTGATTAGTGAGAGCTGCTGCAACTTGGATCTTATCCATGTCAAAGATTTCGCTACCCTTATTGAGGGCAAGGTTAGCCTTGTCGATTGCTGCCTGTAGTCGCTTGTCCTTTAGAATCTTTGCTTGATTAGCCGCTTGAACGCTTGTCAATTTTGCAAGTGCTGCTGCATTCTTTTTAGCAATGGCATCTGCTCGTTGAGTATCTTGTGAAGATACACTCATTGAAATATTGCCAAAGCCTTTGCCATCACCGAATAAACCGCCAGAAGGTGCAAAGAATGATAGATTCTTAAAATCAAAGATTGACTTTGTAATCTTTATAAACTCGCCTGCTTCGCGAGTGAAGTTAGCAATTGATTGTGCTACTCTATCGATCTTCTTGATTAAATCATCTGTAGAAGTAGAATTACTTGCTGTCACCAAAGCATCAACAAGACCCTTGCCAATGGTTTCCTTAGCATTGTTTCCAGCAACAGTTAATTTAGCAAGCGAACCTGCATAGGTATCAGCTGCTGCTGTAGCTTGCCCTGCGAATAATGTTGATAGACGAGCTTGAATTTCCTCAAATGAAGAAGATGTGAGTTCTGCTTTTGTGAGTCCTACACCTAAGCGGCCAAGTGCCTGAGTCTGACCTAAGTAAGCCTTTTGTAAAGATTGCGATACTTGTGTCAGGCTTCTACCCGTACCTGCTGAAATGTCTAATGCAAGTCCTAGCAATTCCTGAGACTTAGTAACATCACCTGTAGCGCGAAGCAAGCGATCCATTGCCGGACGGAGTTCATCATCAAGCACGCCTGTTTGCATTTCAAGACGAGAAATAAAACCATTAACTGTGCTGGCATTTGAGCCGTAGGCGAGTCCTAAATTCTTAAGAGTTTGACCTAATGCTCTGGCCGCCTTGTCATCTTCTGCAAACGCCTTAACGGATGCTTTACCGAATGCAAGGATTTGTTTAGTACCGAATGCTAAAAGCAAGCCACCTGCTAATTTTTTGACACTCTTATTAAGTTTATCTGTTGAAGTTTCTGCTTGCTTGAAAGCTTTTTTACCCGTAAATTCTGCGGCAATGTTAATGGCTACATTACTCATGCGGCTCTCCTTACATCTACGATGGCTGTTCTACGATTAAACTTTTGTGTAGTGTTTTCAATAGATTTAAACACGGCGGCATTAGCGCGACCTTGGGTTTTAGCCCATGCTCTAAAGATTAAACGACCCATCATGCGATGATCCCCACGGCGATTAGGGCCATAAAGTTGTCCTAAGTTAGAGATAAATTGATTACCTGCATAAGGATTGTTAGAGCGTGAAACACCTTTAGACGCTCCACCTGCTTTAGGGCCGACCCAGTCCTGACCTTGACCATTCTTACGACCAGCAGTCTCAAAGATTGCACCTTGCATAGATTTATTCTGAATGCGTATTGCATTAACAAAACCTGCTTTATTAGGTTTTGATGCTGATGTTTTATAGATAATGCCTCTACGGATCTCGGCTGCATCATACTTAGGAAAGCGCGCACCTTTAGAGGTTTCTCGCTTAGCCCAGCCAGACATAGGCGATGCTAACGGCACATAAGATCTAGCTTCATTAACAATAGGCTTAAGAACTGCACCAAGCTCTTTGTTTAATTCTTTTGCTAGATCAGGTGCATAAGTATTTAAGGCTTTCTTAAGAGCGACCGCGCCTACTACCTCTGTTGGCATCGCTCACCTCTTTCGCTTCATCCTTGAGCCCTTGCACTAATGCATCGAGCATGGTTTTATCTAGATCCAACAACTGCTGTGGCGCGATTCCCAACCTAATGCTTAGCCTAGCAATCAGGTAGGTGAATGGAAGATCGCGCTTTAAGCTAAAGGGTCTGAGTCAAGAACCTCGACACTCTTAAGTGTCTCAATAAACTCAATACCAAAAGGCTTAACAGTTTCACCTGATCTGCGTGTTACTTCCCATGCTAACCAATAGACATCGCTTTGCTTTTCTTCATCGCGAAACGCCTTATGGAAACCCTTTTTAGCGTACTGCTCGAATGAATACTCCACTGCTGGAGTGATCTCGCCTTCTAGTACGCTTCCATCTGTACGAACTATCTTTAGTTTTGCCATGAGTTTGCCCCTTTATAGTTTGTTTAGAATGTGCCAGTTGTGGCGACTGCAACTGTTGAGTTAGCAGTAAATGTGATTGACTGTGTGCCAATGTCACCAACAGCACCATTGATGTCTGTTGTGTTATTGACTAGCAATGAGACTGTGTAAAGAGGGTTTGTAGCAGATACTGCTGTTCCCTTTTCCTGTAGGAATACACATGTGACTGTTGTACCCCATGCAGCTTGTAGTGTTGCCAATACATTTGCTGATGCTGTGTCGTTTAGGAAGTCGATTGTTACAGATGATGCTTCCAAGCCCTTAACGAACTTGTGTGCTGTGTCACCCATTGCAGTAACTTCTAGCTCATCGAATGTGCGGTTGATAGTTACTGCTGTTACTAGGTCAGAAAGATCGACTGTGTTGATCTTCACGCCTACATTGTTATTTAGAAATACAGCCATGAGATTATTCCTCGTCCTTCTTAGTAGTTGCTGGCTTTGATACTGCTGGTGTTACCTGCCCGATCTTGATCAGGAAGGCTTCGTTTTCTTTTTCCCACTCGGACATTTTAACTCCAACTCGTAAGGATTGATACGGACATCTCGCAGCTGAGCAGTTCCCCGCTTGCAACATTGAGAATACTTGGTGCGCTT